TTCACCTTGTGCTTCGTCTGTGTCTTTTTCGTTAACAACTTCATCGTCGCAAAAAAACCTAAAATAATTAGGCTTACGTCCTCGTTCAATTTTGTATGTTTTACCATCAACTTCAAACTCACACGATACACTCATGTGTTTTTGATTAGTTTTATTAATAAGATTATCTCTTTTGATATTTGTTAACGCATCTCCAAACAAACAAAAACTCAAAGCATTGAGCAATGTTGTTTTCCCGGTACCATTTCGTGATCCTTCGCCGCCTAGATCTAAATTGTTACCAAGTATTAGTGTTAATCCTGGATGATTCAAGTTTATAGCTTGAGTGGCATTACCAATACTTTGAAAGTTTTTGATTGTGAGATTTTTTAATATTATCATAGCCTATTATAAATTTCCATTAAGATATGATTATCAAAAGATTCTGATTCAATTTTTGCTAGTTGATCTAATACAATTTCATCAACACTCTGAAATTTAATTTCGCCTTGGAATTCGATTTCATCTTCTGCTTGTTTGTGAGGTAGTAAACTAATTTCTCTTAAATTATATTGTTGTTGTAACTGTTCTTTAATAAAGTTTGCTTCTTCATAAGTTACATCAACATCAATTTTAACACGCACATGGCACTCAGTGTCTAAGAATGTGTCTGGGTCTCTTAAGAGATCACTTAAATTCATTACTCTGTATTTTGGCCCATCTTTCCATATTTTAAACTGTGGTTCTTTGTCCCACTCTAAAAACATACAACCTCTATCATTATCCCAAGCATCAGCATAGTTGTGTGCAAATGGATTACCAATATAACTGATATTACCTTTATGCTGTCTCTTGTGAAAGTGACCAGAAAAGACTCTTTCAATATGACTAAAATGATCTGCTTGTATTTCACCATGGTCGGGCATTTCGACCATAGCATTCATTTTAAAGTTTGGCAATTCAAAATGACCAAACATATATTTGCATTTAATTTTTTGAATTTTTTTCCATTCGTTACCAACTAGCCATGGCACAATAGCAACATTGTCTTTGACAAGTATTTCATTAACCACTTCAATTTTTGGAATTTCGTTTGCAAAAATTACAGAGGATATTTCTCGTTTGTCTCTGTAAAATAAATCATGATTACCTGTGATAAAATAAATCTTTTCAAAGTTTTCACTTAATCTTTTTAAATTAGATATTGAATAATTTAATGTACTAATATTAATTGAAGAACGATGATGATGCCAGTCTCCTAGAAATATACAAGTTTCTGCACCAAATTCCTTTGATTCTTCTATAAACCACTTTACAAAATTCTCACAGTCATTGTTATGCTGTCTTGAATTGTTTTTTAAGCCAAAATGTATATCTGTAAAGCAGGCGGCTTTTTTAAACATATTTTTTTCCAGTAATTAACTATTCTAATTATATGTTAAAAGAAATAAAAAGTCAAGACTTTTTGGAAGCCATCTCGTTTTCTAATTGTCTTGTGTAAGATGGACTTAATCCATTTTTTTCTAAAATATCATCTCGTAGATTTTGATGCTTTTTTTCTACATTTAAAATTCTAGTAAAAGAATTAGTAATAGCCGCAGTGTAATAAGCAAACGGATTAGCACTTTTTGATTCATCAAATTGTAAACCAATCTGTGAAAGTTGTACTAATGCTTGTCCTCGCATTTCATCGTTGTATGTATATCCTCTCCAGTTGGATCTAGTACCATATCTTTCACAAAGCTTCATAAACATTAATCCAAGTTTGTTAGTCATTTTTCCGTGTTCTAAACTAAATTGATTATGACCAGCATGATGACTTTTACCTACTTCTTCCCATTCTCCATTATCGTTAATAGTATAATGCTTAAATGGAATAAAGTTTAATTTAACTTTAGTATCTGCGACTGTTTTTGGATTTGATTTACGATCTGGATCATCTGGGATATGATCCCATGTTACCACTCTTATAACAATATCTGTATCTTTAATCTCTTTTAATTTAATTTCGTGTTCTGGAATTTCTTTTCTTTTTAAGCCTAATTCATCAACTTTGAGTTGTGTGAGTCTAGCCGCTCTGTTTTTACGTGCTTCAAGGATTTTAGCCTTGGTTATCTTTTCAATAGGATCATGCACAATAAGATCATAATCAGCATACTTTTTATCCGTAAAATAACAGAAACTGCTTTTGCTTTTGTGTATCTCTTTTAAAATGTCTTTGTTGTTTAAATAATTTATTCTTGCCATAGTGTTAATATAATAGGTTGTGTCATAAAAGTCAACCACTTTACTAAATTAAATACTACTTTTATAACTATACTAAATATTTATATGACAATTAATCAAGACTTCAGAGCAAAATTACAAGCAAAGCCCGGGGCTAAACAAGAAGTATACGGTGGCGGCAGTAAAGATTATAGAAAAAATTTACTAGCTCCAATAGCCTATACCAACGGTTTGGTGTTTCCTTATACTCCGGCAATACAGGTTGCTCATGCTCAAGTTGATTATTCACAGTACAGTTTACCACAGACTAACTTTGATTACATGGCATTTGTGAGAAGAGCTTCTCCTTCAATGTCTGTTACTGCACCATTTACAGCAAATAACATGGAAGAAGCAAGATATATGCTGGCTACTATACATTTTTTAAGATCAGTAACAATGACATATTTTGGCATTGAAAATAGAGAAAGAAGAGGAACACCGCCACCAGTATTACTGTTTAGTGCTTACGGTCCTTACATGTTTGAAAGAATTCCGGTAATTATTAGAACAGTATCTTTTGGTTTAGAACAAGATGTTGATTACATTCCAGCCGGCTTCATGCCAAACGATTTGCCTATGAGCAATGATGAAAAAAGATTACAGGAATTAGCTGTAATTGATACTAGTATTGACAATGATTATGGAGTAGCAGAATTAGAAGAAAGAAAAAAATTAAAAGAAAAAGTCAAAGGCAATATAAAAAGTATTGAACAAGCAGTAGCCAAAAGTTATGTGCCTGCGGTATTAAACATTTTTATAGACTTAGTGTACGCACCAACACCGTCAACTATAAGAAACGGTTTTAATCTTGATAAATTCAGAGATGGAAGCTGGCTTAAAGGTGGAAACAAGGACGGATCAAAAGGATTTATTTAATGGCAACAGAAGATTCACAATACGCTAGTACACCTATTGTTAATGATTATTTAGACATTTTAAATATGCCTAGCATACCAAAAAGGTCTGATGACGAATACTACACAATAGAAAACAAATATCATCAAAGACCAGATTTACTTGCATATAAACTATACGGTACAACCAGATTATGGTGGGTTTTTATAGTAAGAAATATAGATCTGTTTGAAGACCCAATTGAAGATTTTACAGCCGGCACAATAATAAGATTACCTAATTATGATGCAATAGCCGGCCAAAGGTAATTACTATGGCAACAGCGGCAGATAGAAAAAAATGGCGCCACGGCAAAGGTGGCAACGCAAAAAATAGCAGTATTACTGTTAATCCAGAAAACAATATCACACAAGATTTAGCTACAGAAAACATTGATGAAGTTGTAACTGGAGTAAGTAGCGAAGTGTATGTACCAATTGGTACAGTGTCTAGTGCTCGTATGCCTGGGGATTTTGGCTCAATTAAAGCAGGCTATGAAACAAATGCTTTAGATGTAATAGGCGATACAAATTATCTTCTCAATATCAATGGCACAGCTGATAAACTTAATAATGCCATGGAAATACAAGATGCAAAGTTTAATTTAAAAAGCAACGATACAACAGCAAATGTTGAAACAACAACTGCAAAAGTAGAAGCTGAAACCAATGCAGACAATACCCAAAAAAGCCAAACAACCGATACTAGTAACAGTGCTGGCAAAAAAGACACAACCGAAGTTAAAAACAACGATACCACAGTTAAAAGAGAACCAGTACCTAGAGAAACAAGTACCGAAAAATTGCAGGCTGGATTAGATCTGTTCAATGATGCTAATTGGGATCAAAATATTTTACATGACTATGAATCAGTAACTTATGATATTACGTTAGCTATTGCAAATAAATCATTTACTAAAAAGTTTTTTGATCGCGAAGCACACTTGTCATATGGATATGCAACAGACAGCGAGTTTTTTGAAACTGATAATAGTTATTCATCTAACAATCTGTTAAAAACATATGATCCGGGAAACACAGACGACAGAGTTTACATTATTGCCAGATCTGCAGAAACTGTTACAACAATTACTAGTTTTGAATTTGAGAATGTGTTAGGATTAACTAGAGCAGATCGTGTTAATACTGCTTTTAAATTTAACATGTCGATAACTCAACCACAATCAACAAACTTAATTAAACAAATTTTTTTAGCATCGCAAGAATTAGGTATTGAGAGATACCAAGTACATCCGTTTTTTATTCAAGTTTATCTAAAAGGTAGAAAAAAAGATGGAAGTCTAGTGGGGGACTATAATCCTCATGCCTCAGGTGCAGATGCTGGTGGCAACTGGAGAAATGCCGGAGCAATGAGTGCCGCAGGTCAAGAAATACCGGGTACCAGAAGACTGTATGCTGTTTTTATTAAAAACATGCAATACAAAGTAGATGTTGGCGGAGCAGTTTATCAACTTGAAGGAAATCGTTATGGTGATCTAGCCAGAGCTGATGACCATGCATTAGTTAGTGATATTAGAATTCCACAAATAAAAGATTTTAAAGATTTTACCAAAAAATTTACATCAGCTATATTTGAGCAACAAAAACACGAATTAGGATTAACCAAATACCTAATGGACAAATACGAAGTTATAGTGCTAGGTGAAGACAGCAAAGAAATTGACGAAGTTCTTAAATCAAGAATTATAACAGATGTTGAAAACAAAGGATTAATTTTAAACACAGATTTAGATAGCAATAATATAACTACAGAAATTGACTATGATGCTAGTATTACTGAAGTCATTGAGAAACACTTAACAAGAACTGAATATTTTGTTACTAAAATAAAAGGAGTTCAAGAAAGTTTATCAGAAATCAACAATTTAGATAAAGATGACCTTGAAAAATGGGACGAAATTGAAGTAGGAAAAAAAGCATTCACAATAACTCCTCTAGCAATACCTTTGAAATTTGATCCGTTGCGTAATGACTATCAAAGAAAATTAGTTTATGTCATTTATATTAGCAGTTGGACCAGCATACAATCTGGTATTTTACAAGAGTACAATGCACCGCCAGAAAGACATAAAAAAAGAGTCAGTGAGATGATGCAAAATGCATCACTGACTAAAAAATACAGTTATCATTATTCTGGTGATAATATTGATGTTATGGATTTTGACTTGACATATAATTTTCAATATGTGTTTCCATATGACCAATTACATGGAATATTTAAAAACTTACCAGATGCTTTGAGAGATAGAATTATTAAATCAGCTAACGATTTTAGTAAACACGAAAAAGCAAAAAACGAAATGAAAGTTGACTTTGATAAAATGGCAGAAGATGGAAACATTAGTCAAAGCGAGAATAGACAAATACTTGAAGCAAGAAGATTTTTCTTAAATCAATATACTGAAGTTTTACAAGACGGCGCAGTAGAACCAGACAGCGAAACTTTACAAGCATATAAATCGCTAGTATCGTCTTTTAACAATGATATATTAGAATTTAATAAGTCAGTTCAAATTTCTGGAAGACAACTACTAGAACTACAACCATATAAAAGTACATCTGACAATTTACAACCAAACAGAACTAATTCACCTACTCGTATTAACATTACCGGTAACAAATGGCGACTGGCAGAAACATTAAAAGAACTATCTGATAAAAGTTCAGAAACGTTTGGAAAAGCCATAGGAGCTCAATTTTATTCAAGAACAATGGATCAAGCAGGCGGTACTACAGATGTAGGAACAGGCGAAAATGCAGAAGCACAACGAGTCATTGAAAATGCGTTCGCTGGTGGACCTAGTGTAGATTTAATGAATGTTACGATGGATATTATAGGAGATCCATACTGGGTGCCAAAACCAGAAATTGATCAATTAGATACAGTATTAAAAGATTTAGGTGTATCGGTTGATCCAAAAAGAGAAAACATGGTTTTGTTTCAAACATTATATCCAAAAGAAATAAACCAAGAAACAGGATTTATACCACCAGCGTCAACCCGCACAGATGAGATCTTGACATCTATCTATAGAGTGTATAAAATAGGACATAGTTTTAGTAATGGACAATTTACACAAAGGTTGCACATGCAAAGAGATGCTTTAACAGATTTAAGTTTTGTTACATCAACAAGACCAGCAAGACAAGGTGGATCAGGAAGATAAAAAATGGCAGGTAAAAATATAACATCGTCAAGTAATTATAAAGCACAAAGAGACGGTTTGAGTAAATCGCGTGATATCACAACTATCAAAATAGCCGAAGTTATGGATACTACTGACTTGGCAAGATTAGGTAGATTAAGAGTTCATCTTATTGGGTCTGATACTCCTAGAACCGATTCAACTACATGGAAAAGTGTTATATGGACTTCTCCATTTGCTGGGGCAACAAATCCATCTACGTTAAGAAAAGGCGGAGATGCTGAAAACAGTTATTCAGGAACACAAAATTCATATGGTATGTGGATGGTGCCACCCGATGTAGGCAATCTAGTTGCTGTAGCGTTTGTTGACGGTAACAGTAACTTTGGTGTGTTTATTGGTTGTTTAATTCAGCCAGGAGTTAACCACATGATGCCAGCTATTGCAAAAGGTACAACATTTGGTGAAGAATCTCCGATATTACCAGTTGCTGAAGTTAACAGAGTAAGTAGTGAAGCTCAGCTATCAGATATATTTGATATCAAAGCTCACACAGAAAAAGGACAACCCATTGACCGCGTCAAGCGTCCAGCACACGGCCCGCACTATCAAGGACTGATCAACCAAGGTCTTGAAAATGATGCAATAAGAGGACTATCGGATTCATCTGCTAGAAGAGAATCACCGTCGCAGGTGTTTGGTATATTAACCCCAGGAGGACATCAATTTGTAATGGACGATGCAAGTCAAAAACAAATTAGATTAAGAACAGTAGGCGGAGCTCAAATACTACTAGATGACTCAAATAATACAGTTTATGTAACCAACAGCAATGCCACAGGTTGGGTAGAAATAACTAACAATGGTAAAATTGAAGTGTGGGGTGCAGACTCAATATCAATGAGAACCGAAAATGATTTTAACATTAGAGCTGACAGAGACATTAATATTGAATCAGGTAGACATATTAATATTAAAACAAATAACACAGCAGGAACGTCACAACCTAAGTCAACAAGAGATTTAGGAGATATTAATGGTACTTTGCACATTGATGTTGCAGGTGAATTTAAATTAACTGCTAGAAAAGATATTAGTACATCTACATTAGAAAACACTAATATATTTTCTACTAAAGATTTAAAACTAACTCAATTAGTAACATCACATATCAACAGCGGAGTTAGTCATAGAGAAACTGCCGCCGGCGGTGCAGGTAGAATTGACATGAACTCAGCCGGATTTGTTGCGACACCAACAGCAACAGTAGGAGCAATATCGTTTCAAGCAGACAGTGACGGTAACTTATTATACACAAATATTTTGGAAAAAAGAACAGGAAGTTCTTTGAATTCACCAAGAGAAACTGAAACATTAAGAGGTTCTATTAATACTAGATTTCCTACTAGAGAACCTTATCCAGATCACGAAACTAAAAAAATGGATAATCAGTCATAAAAAAAGGTGACCTAAATCTTAAGCCACCTTTTTTAGTTACTTGAATACTATTTGATTGATAGATTCACAGCACTTGGACCTTTTGGTCCATCTTGTGTTTCAAATGTTACTGTATCACCTTCGTTTAACGAGTTTAAGCCTGCGGCTTCTACTGCTGAAATGTGTACAAAAACATCTTTATCTTCACAGGCAATAAATCCAAAGCCTTTTGCGGCGTTGAACCATTTTACTGTTCCTTGATTACTCATGTGTTTTTCCTTGTGTTCGTGTTTATATTTGAGGAAGTTTGTATCTAATATTAGGGCGGGAGGTTTGTTAGTTCTACTGCGTCTTGTTCTTATTACTGTCTTATCTCATATCTATTTATTCATAAAAAAAGACACTTCATACAAAGTGCCTTTTTCATAATATAGTAAAATAGGTAGGACTTGGTTACACCTACAAGCACGTACCGGAATACCATTCTAATACGTACAACCTAACCCCGCTAGTGACTGCGATGTGAGCCTGCCTATTTCTAGTACAAACCCTGGGTACTACCCCTGGCTAGTCAAGTTCGGCCCTTCTGGTAAAGGCCTCTTCCTTGCACTATAAACAAAAGTTAATTATGCTTTTGTTACTATGTTATTACTATAACAAACAATAGCTGTTTTGTCAACCTTTTATTTTTAGATTTCTTCAAAACTATTTTTTCTATCTAAAAATTTATAATCTGTCATTATAGGATCAAGTATTTTGATGTGATCAAAAACAACAGTTGGATCAAACTCACTACAACTATAAACATCTAACTGTAAAAGAGCTGGCCATGATTCGTCCCAGATGTGTAAAGCAATATGGCTAGTCTCAATAATTGCAAACGCTGTCATACCTTGATTTCCGGCAACTTTACAATAGATTGCAACCGGACCATACATGCACTTCATATTAATTTTTTTAATTAGTTCATTAATAAAGTTAATTGCCACCTCTTCATCAAACAGCGGTTTTTGAATTTCTGCTCTCACAACAAGGTGTTTGTGCTCTATGCTCATATACTACTATTTACTGCTAATCATAAAAAAAGGCGACAAGTTGCCGCCTTTTCTATCAAAGATCTTTGAGGTCTTTTTTTAGATTATTTAGACTTATAAATGTGATATAAAATCCAAACAGCTACCAAGCCTAGTAATCCTTGATCACTAAATCCTGATATAATTGCTTGTACATTTCCAATTACAGAAATGTTTGGCCAAAAAGGAATACCTTGGCCGCTGAATAACACTTCAAGTACAATACCTAGTGCTATTAAAGAAACACCCACATCTGCTAGTGCCGATGCCCATGTTTTTATTTTGTTAATAATATCCATAATAAGGACCTCCTAACTTTTGTTTGTAATATATTATTATAAAACTTTGTACAAAGTCAAATAAAAATTTTACCATAATATTTAAAATTGTGAATAATCGAGTTAACTAATATGTTAACTTTCCATAAAAAAAGGGCGATATTTTGCAATACCGCCCAAGTTTTAGTCATTTGTTATTATAGTTATAAACTATTACATTTGAACTTTTTTATTATTATGCATTTGCATTGATTACAGTTTTACCTGAATCAGCAAGTAAGTCAATTACAGAGTTTTTAATTGATTTAGCAACTTCGTAGTTACCAGTACCAATTACTCTTACATTGAAATCATAACCTTTTGACACTAGATCAGTTGTTGGTGTTGATCTTTTCATTGCCAAATTTTTATGTTTGATAACACCACCATTGACGTTACCTGAGTTATCTAGAGCATTTTTAGCCTCATCAAGGAAAACGCCAACTTTGTTGGTTACTCTTCCTTTAGAAAATTCTCTAGTGTATACTACATACTGTTTAGTTCTAGCCATTTGTGTATCTCCTTCAAATAGGTTTTTTATTAAGTTAAACATATCTATATATTATACTAGAATGTGCTGTTTGTCAACAACTATTTTATCCACTTTTTGGATTTTTCTACTTTGATACCAGCATTTTTAAATATGAGTTCTGGAAAACGCATGATTTCGTCTTTGATTTCATACATCTTTAAAGAAACATCATGGTCGTCATACCATAATTCGTCTGAAAGTTTTTTGTTGTACACATCTGTAATGACATCCAATAAACGAACAGCTTGTTCTTTTTCCATATACCACCATTCTTTGCCATTGGCAAAGTTTTTTAAATTTGCTGACATATTGTTATAATATATGATCTGCTATCTTTAAGTCAACCAGTTGTTTTGCCGTAAAGTATTGATCAGAAGGATTATTAAACTTTTTACGTACTTCTGATAGAGGAAATCCAGTTGCATCTCTTAGAATTTGCATTGATCGTTGTTCACAGTTCACGTTTTCTTTCATCTGTGATCTCATATCATGCATTTTAGATTCCATTGCATCTGAATGTTGATGATTCATAATACCAGTATTTTTACCAATGTATCTTTCGCCTTGCTTTCCACTAGCAAAAATTAAAAAACCTGCACTCATAACAGCACCAATTCCTATTGTGGATATGTGATGATAGCTATTACGCATAACATCAATTAATCCAAAAGTTTCATATAAGTCCCCACCAACGGTGTTCACATATAATTTTAGAGTTCTTTTAGGTTTCTTGTTTAGGTTACAAGCAATAATCCATTTTATAGCTTTGCCAATATTTTCTTCAGTTAATTCTCCATTCAGATAATGTATATCTTCATTGTTAAGCAAAACGTCAACTCTATCTTCAGCAGTAAATTGGTCGTATTTTTTCATTGGTTAAATAGTATATGTTAATATGTAACTTATTTATAAGCAGATGTCAAGCATAATTAAGTTAGCAGTTAATCAAAGCAATAAATATTATTAAGGATAAGGAAATGGCATACTCGGGTTCAACACAAATGACTAATTCCACTGCAAATAGTAGTGAAGATTCAGGATTTAATCAGATCTATAAAGGGTTTTCAACGAGTGCTGGAAACAAGAGTAATATGCTATATGATATTGATGTAGTAAAACAAGATCTTATCAATCACTTTTATACCAGAAAAGGCGAAAGAGTTATGAATCCTGAATTTGGTTCAATTGTGTGGGATCTATTATATGAACCACTTGATGAAAGTGCAGAAGAAGATTTAATTGAGGATTGTAGTAGAATTGTAAATGAAGATCCAAGATGTGAATTAATAGACATTCGTTTAGATTCGTTGGGCAACGGTATAAGAATTGATATCAGTATTAACGTTTTACCATTTAATAAACAAGCAGTAATGCAATTGGATTTTGAAAGAGAAACATTATAATGAGTCAAATAGTAAGACAGAATAATTTATTTGCCGCAGAAGACTGGAAAACAGTTTACAGAACATTTTCACAAGCAAACTTTACAGCATATGATTATGATTCAATCAGATCAACAATGCTTAACTACATCTCAGTAAACTATCCTGAAGATTTTAATGATTATATTCAATCCAGTGAATTTATTGCTATTATTGATCTTGTTGCATATCTAGGCCAAAGTATTGCATTTAGAACAGATTTAAATTCAAGAGAAAACTTTTTAGATACTGCTGAAAGAAGAGACTCAATTATTCGATTAGCAAAACTAATTAATTACAGAACTAAAAGAAATGTTCCTGCTAGAGGTATTTTAAAAATTACAAAAATTTTAACTAGTGAACCATTAGAAGATTCTAATGGTAATGAACTTTCAAACACATCAATATCTTGGAACGATTCTACAAATGCTGATTGGTATGATCAGTGGTTAACAATTTGTAATTCAATGTTTAATTCAACAAACCAGTTTGGCAATCCAACATCAAAAAAAGTTGTTGGTGGAGTACCGACAGAAATTTATAATGTTAACTCACAAACAGACACTAGTGTTGTTAAACCTATTTCTGTTAGCATCGACGGAGTGAATACTAAAATTGATATTGTAAAATCATCAATTAATACTTCTAATTATTTAGAAGAAAGATCTCCAGACCAAACAGATGCATTTACTATAATATATAGAAACAACAACCAAGGTTTTGGATCAGTTGACACTGGGTTTTTTGTTTATTTTAAAGAAGGTGAATTAGAATACCAAGACCAATATTATAACGACCCAATACCAAACAGAGTTTTATCTGTTGATAAAACAAACATTAACGATTTAGATGTTTGGGTACAGAAAGTATCATCTGGCGGTGTCCCAATAGAAAAATGGAAAAAAGTTCCTTCGTTGTTTGGGCAAAACACCATCTACAATTCACTTGCATTGTCTGAAAGAAATATCTTTAACGTACAGTCTGAAAATAACGACAAAATAAAAGTATTGTTTGCAGATGGCAACTTTGGTAATGCACCCAAAGGAAATATTAGAGTTTGGTATAGACGAAGCAAAGGCAAAGGCCAAGTATTAAGAGCAAACAGAATTCAAAACAAAGAAGTTACATTGACTTATCTTAACAAAGACGGTCAAGAGTATCAGGCTACACTAAGTTTAACATTAACATATACTGTTAACAATTCATCTGATACAGAAACAAATGCAAATATTAAAAATAATGCACCGGTGGCATTCTATACACAAGATCGTATGGTAAATGCAGAAGACTATGCAATTTTTCCATTAACACAATCACAAACAATACAAAAAATCAAAACAATTAATAGAACACACATAGGTCATTCAAGATATCTTGATACAAATGACCCTACTGGTACTGTTAAAAATGTAAATGTTTTTGGCGAAGATGGAATCTTGTATAAGAATCCAAACTTTACATTGGCTACTGAAGAAATAACTGGAATTATATCAGATAATTCTAGTTATAGTTACATTATTAATAGTGTGCTTGAACCTTTATTAAAAAAACCACAGTTAAAGAATTTTTATTTTGATACTTACAAAAAAGCAGTTGAAACTGATCATGATTCAGATCAATTTGAAATGGATCAAGTATCAGTGAACCAAGTTGCGTGGCAACCTTATCCAGTTTCAGGATCAAGCAACGTTGGATTTTTCTATATTGGTAACGCCCCGGTGTTAGCAACAGGTAGACCAAATTCAGCACAATTAATTACAGTATTCAATAATCCATACAGTTCAAATGAAAAACTTGCATTTATTAGACCTGGTGCTAAGTTAGAATTTGTTGACAGTTATTCCAACCCTACTACAATCAAATGGGCCACTGTTGTTTCTGTTACTAATGATGGTACAATTTTATCATCAGAAACTACAGGATCAATCACACTTGATCAAGAAATAACAGCTGGCCTAAAAGTTAGAAAAGTCTTGCCAGCTTTTAGGACAACATTGTCAACTGATGAAAAAGCATTAATACAAGCACAAATGGAAGCAGGATTA